GACTCAGGTTACCTGCTCTACGATACATTGCAGTTTCTTTTTTCTTGTCGATGGGCTTGTAACCCTCTTCGACTTCATTCTCTTCTACGTTAAGAGTCTTGGGATAGTCCTTATCCCCAGGCTTAGCAGGACGCTCGCCGCGCTTACGCTTAGCGTGAATGTTAGCCCAGAGACCTTTCTTCTCCTCCAGGTTCTCTCCAGCTTCTTCTGCTTCAAATGAATTGAGTAGCGCACCTTTGCCATACTGCTTGATAATCGACTGGCGCACCACATCAAGTGCCTTCTTTGACGCTGCACGCGACTTTTCAGGGTCATTCTTCTTTGCTCCTCTGTTAGGGGAAGCACTAGATCCGTAACGTTGGTTTCCACCAACACCGCCTCTTTCCATACGACGATCTTTCAGTCGATCGCTTTCTTCTTCCTTAATAACCTCTTCGGTCTTAGGGGATGCGTCGGATGCTTTTGCACTGATGGTACGTTGGGTTGCAGTGACAGGTCCCTCAGTGGTTTGCTTTTCCTTGACGCTATCAATCTTTCCAGAAGCAGCACTAGGTTTCGCTTTGATGGTTGCCATATTCTTGTTCTCAAGAATGATGTCGGCAATTTCAATAAGGCGGTCGCTTTCGAGCTTCGACTCGATATAATCGTGCACCTCTTGAACATCCTCCATATTGTGCTCAGCAAATTCAACAACGTACGTGACGCGCTGAACATCTTTAGGAGAATACTTTAATAGTTTCGCAGCGTAATTCAGGTCCATCTCTAGGCTTCTTTTGATAATACTATTTAGACTTACGGAAGTCGCTAAACTTTTTGAGCGACTGCCCAGGCGTCATTGCCTGTACTGCTTGACGATAGGTGTCAGTGCCAACTTTCCAATCGTTACCACTACCATCATCAGCAGAATGATGCTTTTCGTTTTCAACTACTTCGTGGAGGTGCTGCAACCAGCAGCGGAATCTCCATCCGTGTTGATCTTCAAAGATTGCGTAGTTAGTTCCTCTGTAAACCACAGTACCCTGAACACCTGTATCCAGATGTTCGACGAGTGTTCCCAGAGCAAAAACTTCCTTAGCAATGTATGCTTCCCTGAGACCTTCCTGATCTAACTTAGGAGCAATTTGCCAAAGTTCGGTGACAGTTTCTTCCTCTTCTCTGACACCCATACCTTTACGTACAGCATTCATAAGATTGTTTGCCATCTGCTCATTCCCACCAGGAATGCCCTTAGCAAATTCTTTGAGGTTACCCTCAGCAGCGAACGCACGCATCTTAGATGCAGACATACCCTCAACACCTTCGGCATCAGGGTCACGTTCACCTGCTGATTCAACCTTCAACTCCTCAAAGTTATACGCTGTACCGTTGTACTTGTTGAGGAGATTACTAAACTCGGCAACACGATCGCTGCCGACAACCATAGTGACAGAGGAATAACCCTCTTCGTTTAGTGCAGCGAGTACGTTAAAGATGTTTCCCTTTTCAGAGTCGTTAACGATTGCATCCTTATGAGCAGGATACATCTCTTGCATAAACTTGATTTTTTCCTTCGGTTCTAGCGGGTTCTTCTTCGGATCAACCGATCGTGATGGGTAGATTCGATAGTCACCCTCTGCAACTGAGGATACTCGGTCGAGGAGTTTCTCGTGACCGATAGTAGGAGGGTTAAACCTCCCAAAAGTAATAGCGATAGTACCAAGATCTTCTGTAGTAGAGTTTGCTTCATCTTCCGCTGCTCCATCTTCAGCGTTCGCCTGTGCTTGTGCTGCTTCATCAGGAGAGACTCCCACGAGACGCTGACCACCCTCAGATTTAGCGACAATAGTACCGCTTCTATCTGCGTAGTAACCGTGTCCTACGTGTTGTAGACCTCTCTTTGCTGCTGCTTCACCAGCGACAGTACGTGCTTCCGAAATAAAACTAGCGAATTTCATTGATGTATTCGTTGGTTTCCCTTATATATTTATTAACCCCAGTTCTTCTCTACTGTGAAGTTGGCGCGGGAGAACTCCAAGCGGTCAACTAATTTGAGAGTAGAACCAGATGTGATAGCGACAAAACCTTCAGGTGCAGTGACCCGATAACCACTATCTGTCTTTATATAGGTGCCGATCGACTGGACTCTTTCGAGTTGACGTACGACCAGAGTCTTTGCTGCAGTGAGATTCATATAAGAAGCAACAGTCATATAGATTGCACGACTATTGATACGGATAAACTTGATACCGTCTTCCTTGATCTTCTTATACTTCTCTTGAGTCTTTGCTTGCTTCTTAGTGGCGATCTCTTTGTCAAGTGCATCGCTGTAGAACTTCTCGAACCCAGCAGCAACCTTCTGAGTATTCACGAATGATGCACCCCTGCGGATGTAGGAGTTGAAGTACACCTTGAACATTGCAGACAAGAGGAACTTACCATCACCAGTATCCTTGAGGATGTCCAGGAAAGTAGATGCCTGCTTAAGGGATCCTTCTGCTTTGTTTACAGCGTTATTGTAGTTGGCAAGTTGAACTGGATTGAACTTAGAAACACCACTGGCATCTTTGAAGTCGGATGAGAATACCATCAGACCAGGAATGTTCTGCATCTTAGAGACATCCACACCAAAAGAAGGAGTCATATCACGGAGACGTGGACCACCACTGTAGGAGGTGTGGAAGACAATACCAAGTTTTGCAGCACGTACCTTGTTACCAAGATCACTATCAGCAGGGACAGCATAGGTGATGGTGTTGGGTTGGAAAGAGATTACACGATCACCGTTGATGATTCTGGTCTGCTTGTCATCAGTGAATAGCAAGTCACCTTGGATGACATTCTGAATGTTCAGTTTGGGAAGAAGTTTCAGACAAGTCTTGAGTTTCTTAGCAAGGTCACCACTGTAATATGCATCTACATCAGCGTCTTCAAAGCAAGTCTTGGGTAGTTGAGCGAACACACCCTTGGTTCCAACAAAGAACTTACCAGACATAGGGTCCTTACCACAGATCACAGCAGGAGCACCGTCCCACTTAGTCGTGATTCTCACATTGGATCTGGGTTCAGACAGCATCTTACCCAGTTCTCTCAGGAATGCGATAGCGTTCTTACCACCTGCAGACCCCTGGTTCAGGATGTCGTCTTCGAGGTGTTCGAGGTGAGTGTTTTGCTTTGCCATACCAGTATTATAACCCCTCAAGCGCGTACGTCAAAGCGGAAGGCGACACTTGATATACCGTCCCTTGACTTGGCACGGATGTCGATCTTGGTTTTACCAACCATCTTCCTAATGTATGCGTCATCGATGGGTCCAAAGACCGATGGTGACAGCATATGTGTTGCAACAGCGTCCTTGTTATTCTTGAAATAATTCCTACCTGTCAGTGTCTCTTCAATCAGACAGTATAAGAATGCTGGATCACTCTCCAGATATGAAAATAGATCATTGATCAGTTGAGGTTTGTTTCTTGCCAACCAAACCTTATAGTTCTTATCTTGACGGATAGCACCAGTATGATCTACCAGATCTTTTACAATGTTTGGTTTTCTTTCAGTTGCTTTGGCAAGGTTCTTCTCAACCAGAAGTTTTGTTGGTGTAGCAGCAATGTCAGTAATCAACTTGGAAAGACCTGCACCACGTTGACCAGGACACATAGCAGCAGTTGCTGCCATAGCACGTGCAGTGCTAGGACCTTCTGCACTGGACAACTGAATCGGTCCCTTCATTTTGACAGAACAACGTACTGCATTCTGGTTACCTACCTTGAATACAACGTCAGTCTTTGGTTCAGGATCTCCTTCAATACCCAACTCATCACTATGGTATGCCTTTGACAGGAGTCTTGGATTGGATGCCTCTACTTTATCTACACACGCCTTTGCTTGTGCACCAACTGCACCATCATATGCTTTTAGATTTGAATGCTTCTTTGCCCTAGCATCAATCTCACTATATGGTACGCCAGCACGGACTAGCGATTCATATACGATCGCCCACTCTAGTTGTACGCCTCTGCCCTGTGCCATTAGATTATGGTGTTTTACCTACTATTTAGAAGGTACCTGGTCGCTTGTATAAGTTCATAGCGAAACACCGACGAGGTGCACTGGTAACTGGAACCTCGTGTTGCATCTTAGCATCAAAGATTAGTAATTGCTTCTCACTGGGATAGTAAGGATTCCGTCCATCAAACAGAATTGGAGATGCACCTTCTCCCAACCGAAGGTATCCAACTGCTGCAAAATCTGCTGGGTAATGTGCGTGAGGTTTTACATAATCACCAGGTTGGAAATCAGCACCCCAACAATCACGTACATCAAATTCCAAATCGGTAGTACCATCATCCAAACCACCATAGCACCTTCCACCAGTGTTATAGATCAGGTTTGAAATCATCTTACAGCAAAGAGTGGCATATGCTTTGCACTTAGGCATCTGCATATCCCACTCGGTTTGTCTTGCTACAATGTTTGATGCTGCTGGAGATGGTTTATCTTGTTCCATCCAACTATCAATTACAGTATTTGCTTCATCGATACATTCTTGTGGAAGAATGAATTCAAATACTGGTTGACCACCACCAACATAAACTGTCATATCGAAGATCTAACTTTATCAACAATGTTATCTATGATGTCAACATCAATCCCCAGAAAAGGGGGGATGATGCCCATCATTCTTAAGAGTCCATCTAGAAATAATGCTAGGGTGGTGAACCCTAGAATCATACTAATCAGTGATGCAGTGCGATTGTGCTTTGCCATAGCAGCATCAATCATATACTGCACTTCATCCTTTGATACAGACATTTGCATTGGGGGTAAGGTTAACGATCA